GAAGTTGCAGATCTTGCTTGACCTGTATAATCATCACCTTCGATTTGTGCGTTTACTGCTACATCAGCTAAACTATCTGTTTGCCATTCGTGTAGAGTATTTTTTGCTGTGCCTTTTGATGCGTTGCTCATAAAAGGAGTTTCAGTTGGTGAAATATTAAAAATTACATCAGCTAAATCTTCTCTTATAGAGTTCACACCATCATACGAGTCGTATGTATTGGTCGGTTGTGCCATTAATTAGTCCTTTTCTATATGTTATTGAGAATACATCTGCTCAAGAATAGAAACTGCGTCTTGTACCTTTCCTGTTTTCTTGAGAGTTGCTTTTTTTGAGTTCATACGCTTCACAACATCACTATCATCATTAACTTGAGGACTACTTGAACTGACCACTTTCGATACCTTCGTTACTTTTTTATTTTTAAGATTAGCTTTTTTTAACTTATCGTAACGATAAGCACTAGCTAACATCATAACTGCTCTGTGATCGACTAGCATTGAGATTTCTTGATCGGTATATCCGATAGATTTCGCATAGCCAGTTAAGTTCTTTATGAACTCTGGGCCTTTTTCTTTATCTGCGTAAATAGGAAGTTTATCTTCTAAGAGTTTGCGTTCATTATCTAAATAATGAGAATAGTGTTTCTCACTCTCTTGTTGTTTTTCATAACGAATACGATTTTGCTCTTGTTCAGATGCTTGTAATAACTCTTTCCTTCGATCTTGGTCAGCTTTCTGTTTAACATACTCTGCTGGATCTTCTTGATAGAGTCTATCCATATCTACATTTTGTTCAGTAGTTTGTAGTTGTTGTGATAATACTTGAAGTTGGTTCTCGTATTGATCTCGTTTGATTTTTGCCTCCTCGTTTAACCTGGTGTATTCTGAATTTTTTTCTTCAACACTTTTTCTATCTTGCGATAGCTTTTCGGTCTTACGAGTATAATCGCTTTGTCGAGAGTAACCTTTCGTGAGTTCATCAAGGGTGACTTCTTGTTCTTGTCCATCGACAACAACTTTATAAAGTTCCTGATTACTATCAGATGTTTCTTCTTCGTCAATTTGACTGATGAGTTCGTCATCTTCAAAAGTATCTTCGATATTCGTTTCCGAGTCGCTTACTTCTTTTGTTGAATCTTCACTTGCAGTTTCTTGAGTCTTAGAGGCTTCTGTACTAAGTAAGGTTTTCAAGTGTTCTGCTGTCTCGTTCACATTTCGAGACTTGGGCGTTGGTACAACAGATTCATTTTGAGTTTCTGTTGCAGATTCCATTGCTGGTTGTTCTGCCATGTATTTCTCCTATTTTTTTATGATTTTGCCTGTTTCCATAACAGACTGTAGTTGCATCACAACAAGTTCTAACATTCTCCTCATAACGAAAATGTTTTCTCTTTGTTCTGAATTTTTTAGATCGCTGTTTAACCATTCTTGGTTTAAGTCGGATCGAATTTTTTGTACTGCTTCTATAAATAGTTCATCTTCAAGTATTCTTTTAGATTGATTACTTCTTTTAATATCTTGTTCAGACATTATTTTTATCTTTCAAATGGATTACCTTGTTTAGATTGATTATATTTGCTTGTATAAGTATTTTTAGGTTTATAAGAAACTATTTCTTTAGCTCCATAATCTGATTTAAATGGATTAATATTTACATTAGCATTGTTATCTTTATAAACATTATTACTCATGTTATCGGCCTTATCGCCTCTGCTCTGTACCATAAATTGTTCTTTACCTAATTGATCTATGTAAGGATTAGCAGATACAGCATCTAAGTTTAATCCTTGCTGTCTTGCTAAGTTTTGTTCAAACTCTTGGTTGGCTTTTACTAAGTTTAGATTACCACCTTTAGCAAAAGTTAATTTTCCATCAGAACCTTTTTCAATAACTCCACTATTAATTAGCGTATTGATGTCTTGTGATCTCCCCATTCTTAATGGCAGTCCAAGTGGAGTCATTCCTAAAATACTTTGCAATCCTTGATTAAAATTATCAAAACCAAATCCACTTTTAGAAATTTCTTGTCCTCCATACATACTGCCTAAACCTAAATTACCAAATGCGTTTTGTGTTGGACTATTAATACTTCCTACACCTTGATAAGGCTCTTCTTCTACTTCACGATCATTACCTTCAGGTTGTGTTGATACTTCTGGTAAGACACAAGCACTCATAACAGGATCATAAACTCTACCTTCTCCTGGATAGGCTTCTTCACAGTTAGGGATATCTGGATCAGGTTGTGGTTGTGATGAAGGTGGAACATAAGCACTTGAGTTTACAAGATAAGGATTAGTGGAAGGTGATGGGAAGGATTGATTATATCCACCAGCATTAACATAATTATCTATAATACCTTGTGCTTGCGTGCCTTGAAAAAAAGGTGAAGTAAATGCCATTAGTTAATTCCTTGTTGTATGATTTTTGTTGCGAGTTTTTCTTTTTCCATATTTTTAAAGTCTGTTTCTCTAACTACTTGGGTTGCTAGTTTCTGTTGATCTAAGTTAATTTTTTCTAATTTGTATTGTTCATCTGCTTGTTGTTTTCTTGACTTGAGTTCAATGTCAGCTTTATCTTTAGATTGAAGTCTTTGTAATTCTGCTTTAGCTAATTCCATAGTAGGATCAGGTTGTGGTGGTTTAGGTTGAGCAGGAGGAGTATTAGCAGGGTTATTAAAAAACTGACTAGCATCCTTATATCCGGCATTTTCTAAATATCTTTCTAATGTGTTGTAAATCTTTTGAGGATCAACAATACCCATACCACCTTGAGAAATTAATTTTTCTTGAACTGATAAGACTCTAGTTAAAACTTCTAATCGCTGATCTTGTGAGCCTGTACCTAAACCAATTTGCACAGTAGCATTATAACGATTAACCCATTCTCTAGGGTTCATAGGAATAAATTTACCTCTAAGTTGTATAATTTTTTCTTGATCTTGATGTTTACAAACTAAAGTAAGAATACCTTGAAACATTCTTTTAACACCTTCACTAAAGTTACGAGCATAAAGTTCTATTCTTTGTGTTGAAGCGTTCATCATCACATTAGCACTTGTAGCTGTAGTATGAGATTTGTTAATTTGATTTGCATCTAATCCCATTTGGACTTTTGATACACCTGATCTAGCTTCTCTAATTTCATCAATCTTACCAATCATAGAAAGACCATCTGGCATCATATTTTGTACTTGGAGAGGTGTGACAGCACCAGGACTTTTAACTCTAATAATTCCACCAGCTCTTGAATTTAAAAGATCATCAATATTGGCTTGTCCATCGACAACTACTGTTCGAGAATTGTTTTGTAGATAGGCGTTGTTAAGCGTTTGTCTAAGCAGGATAGTTTTAATTTCTTGAATATCTCCGATCAAATCGTAAATAGATAATCCAAAAAATCTATGAGGCATTGGTATTGCTGTAACCATAGCAAAGGGGATTTCTTCAATCGGTTCGTTCTCTAAAATTTGGTAAACATTTTGACTAGAACCCCCTACAACTATGTGTCTAAGTTCTGCAATTCCGTCATTATCATAATCACATTTCATATAACAGTCTGTGACTGCCACAACAGTTAGTAATGGATCAATGTTTTGAAAATCTTGAGGTGTAGATTCATCATCATATGATCTTCTTGTTACTGCTTCTGTATTATAAATATCTTCGTCTGCTGGACCTAATTCATTAACTAATTTCTTATCAAAACCCATATCAATAAGATCAGATCTTGTTTTAAAAACTCTTTGCCCTATAAAATTTGAATTTTCTATGCTAGTTGCAGTCTTACTAATTAACATAGCCTCTGGAGGAACATTTTCTATTACAACACACCCATAATCCTTAACTCTTTTAACAGTTACATTATAAGTTTCTTCCATTTGATCCATATTGTTGTAATCAAGTTCAGTTTCTTTTTCTTCTACTTCAACAATTTCTACTTCTGGATCAGCTAATAAAGATTGATATTCTAATTCATTAAGATTTTCATAAGATTCTCTTTTTTGTTCTTTGGATGTTTTCCAATAATATTTAACAAAACCATTTTTACTAATTAAAGCATCTTTAAACATAGTATGAAGAATTGAGTAACCGGAATTTTCTTTCATAAAGATGTGGTTCATTAAATCAGAGGCTTGTTCTGCATATTCAACATCTTCTGGGCCTTGTGGTTCAAATCGAACAATACTTTCACCTTGAGTAAAAATACGCATCATCGATGGAAGAATACTCTCTACAACTTCAAGCATATCTTGAGATCTAACTTGTGATTGACCTTCGACTTCGTTACCTAATGGTTCACCTAAGTAAAATTTAAGAGCATTTTTTCTTTGACTTGATAATTCACTACCATAGAAACCTAAAGAGTTTGTGATCTCTTGTCCTATAAGTGATTTAAGTCTATCTTTTGTTAATTTCATACTATTCCTAATCTTGGATATTTGATTTCTGTTGACCAACTTTTAGTCTCTTGCAGTCCTACGCAAAGATATCTAAATGCATCTGCACTATGAGAAGTCCAATCGTGTTGTGGTCTATTTTTTGTTACGCCTTTGTCGTCTATTGCCCATTTATATTGTCTAAGGGCATCAAGGCCTTCTTTTGTTTTTTCAAAATCAAACCAACACCTTGAAAGTGTCATTCTGACTGAATTGATTCCATCTTCGATACTCATTTTAGGAACTATGCTTGTTGATAGACCTAATGACTGAGCTATCTCCATTCGAGATTTACCTGTTCCTATTTCTCTTACTTTGGCATCGTGAGGTAGATAATGTGTATCGTAGATATAATCTTTATCATCTAAGACTGATGCGTAATGTTCCAGACTTTCACCGGAGTTTTCATAATAATCTATAAGATGAATTGCTGATCCTTTTTGCTGTGCAAACCAGATAGCAGTTTTATCTTTCATTCCTAAATCCCAGAAAGTATCGACTTTAATAGTTGAGTCGTAGGGTACTTTAGTAACTCTTTTTTCTTTATCTGCTTTGTTTAAAGATAAAGCATAAATAGAACCAATAGCTCCACTTTCAAAACTACATTCATATTCAGATTCATAAATCTCAGGAGGCATTAATTTCTTTGCTTCTGCTAATTCCTGTTCTGCTACAATATTTGTTTCACTAGCTTTAAATGTTTGGGCATACCAATTTTCATTATGGAGTCCATGATTATAAAGATCAAAAAAAGCGTTATGTCCGGCAGGAGTACCAATTGCTATCATAAAAGCATTGTCTTTCCAGTTGCCATCCTTATCTGTAATCACACGATCTGATAGTGCTGGTCTAATAATCTCTGTCCATAGTTTAGGAGGCATTTGACTGACTTCATCAAGGCAACAACCATCCATGTACAACCCCCTAAGGGTGTCTATTCTTTCACATCCTAGTAGTTGTATTCTTCCACCATTAGGAAGATCTGCTCTGAGTTCTGTTTCATGGAACTGCATATTCGGAAGGACAGATGTATAATGTTTTAGATAATCCCATGCTATTCTCTTAGCCATTGAGTAGGTAGGAGCTATGTAATAATATCTAGGTCTTGGTAATTTGTTTTGTAGGCACTTCTTAATGAGTTCATTAATAACAAGGACTGTTTTGCCAAATCTTCTATGACAGACCAAAACATTCCATCTTTTTAAATCTTTATGAACTTCTGCCTGAAGAGGTCTTGGCTTGTATGGAATGGTTATTTTCATTGATAGCTTTCTATAATCGCTTGACCAATGTAATAGGGTATGTGAGGTACTACTGCGTTTCCGAGTGATTTAAGTCTGTCCACCCTCTTGGGAATCCCATGAGCCACTCTACCCACTCTGGGTTCAATGTTCCACCATCCAAAGGTTTCCTCACCTCTGGGTGATTGCCTAACATCTTCTGCATTTTGCCTGTTGGTTTCCCACAAGCATCCTCGTTTGCTGTTGGTGTAGGCCACATCTGAACTGCTGCTTTGAGGTTGTGTTGAACTGCTTTCTGAACTCCTTTTCTCTTGATAAGAGTATCTAGGTTCTCTTCTCCATTGACTCTGGGAGTTGGCCACAGTCCAGACTCGTTCTCTTTTGTGGTTTGCACCGATGCTAGAAGCTGAAATACTAAATGTCCTCGTGGAGTAACCTTCACTCGCCAAGTCCTCAAGTACGGAGTCGAGACC